GCCCAATGGGCACTTTCAGTGTAACCAGTGCCCAAATCACCTCAGCAATAAATACATATGAAGAAGAGCTCAAGCTCTATCGGAATATTATTAGTTTAACTATTTATACAAATTAAGGATTTAAAATATGGCTATTGCAACTCCATTCCACGGTCTAGCAACCGAGCTTCACATGCTGGCATTAACTTCAACTACTGCCGACAACACTACTAAGATTGCTGAAGTAGCTTCTATTGGTACCTTAGAGCTTTCTGCAAACATTATTGAGTACAACAAATTTGGCACAGACTACAAGCAAAAGCTGGTCGGCCAAAAAGACTCTGGAACTCTTTCGCTCACACTTAACTGGGTCTGCGGTGACGCAAGTCACACCGAGCTAAAGTCTGTATTTGATAGTGGCGACAAGCAGGTTTTCGCAGTCAAGTGGGTATCAGGCAGCGAAGACGCTCAAGCAACGTTTTCAGGTTATGTCTCAGGCTATTCAATTGAGACACCTGTCGAAGACGTTGTAACTGCAAATGTTGAAATTGCCATTGATGGCGCTGTCGCATTTACGCTTGCTTAAGTAGTACCTCAGACGGCTCCCGCTTAGGGAGTCGTCTCTTATTTTATTTGGAGACAAAAATGTTAGATAGAAAAAGTATTTTTAAAGCTGTAGACCTTGATATTAAAAAAGTACCAGTCCCTGAGTGGGGGGGTGACGTGTACGTGCGAGGCCTAACGGCTCGAGAGCGGGATCATTTTGAAATGTCAATTGGCGCAGCGGCCAACCTAGAAAACTTGCGAGCTCGACTTGTAGTGTTAACCCTATGTACAGACGACGGTGAGCGCTTATTTAAAGATAGCGATGCTATTGAATTAGGCAAAAAAAATGCACAGGTTATGAATCGCCTATTTGACGTTGCTCGACAAATGTCAGGAATGTCTGACCAGGATGTCGAGGAGCTCGAGGGAAACTAAGAAGAGATCCGATCCGCAGGTTTAAGTTCAGGCTTGCGGGTCACCTTGGTTGCACAGTACGAGAATTAGAAAACCGTATAAGCAGCCTTGAGTTGGCCGAATGGATGGCGTATAGCACCCTGGAACCATTCGGGGAAAATCGCGCCGACTATCGGGCAGGTCTCATTGCCTCGGCCGTTGCAAACAGCAGCGGGAACTACAAAAAAGCATTACTCCCTACAGACTTCATAGCAATTTATCAGCAGCCACGCGAGATCTCTATGATCGATCGCCGCAAAAAGCAGCAGGCCGAAATGGCTATATTCAAATCATTAGCGGAGCAAAGCAATGGCCAATAAAGACTATGTAAAAATAAAGGTTAGCGGACTTAGCGAACTCAATGAAAAGCTACTAATGCTTGATCGTGACATCCGAGGTAAGGCGGCACGCCAGGCAGCAAAGCAAGCGCTTACGCCAAACTTCCAAGAAATCAAGCGGAATGCTCCGGAGTTGTCTGGAGGTCTTAAGGCGTCGGTGCGCTGGTCAAGTACCTCCGCGCCTGCCCGCCTTGAGAAGCTTGGCAAAAATGCATTTATGGTCACATCAATCAATGTGGGCTACGGCAAAAGAAATCGCGAACGAGGTGGCTACCAAGCCCTACAAATAGAGTATGGACAAAATGATCGCGGTGTTAAGGCTCGCCCATTTATACGTCCGGCAATTCGCGGCAAAGAAAAACCCGTGTTTATGCGATTCCGCAGAACCCTACGCCAATCAATTGAAAAGTTTGCCAAGACACAGAGCAGGCGAAACAAAAGGAAATAATTATGTCTACATTAGCACGACTAAGTGTTGACTTGGTCGCGAACTCTGCTGGCTACAGAAAAGAGCTTGATAAAGCTGGTAAGGCGACAGCCCGATTTAAAAGAAGGGCAGCAAAGCAGTTTAAGGAAATTACAAAGGCGGTAGGCCTTATGGCGGGTGCTATGGCACTTGCTGGTGGTGGCGCAATGATTGCGCTCGCTGACCAAATGCAAAATTTAAAAAACAGGATGTTTGCACTTACAAAAGACACCCGCAAAACAGCTATAGCAATGCGAGACATCGCGACTATTGCGAGAGTTACGCGCAGCGACATCGCAGCCACAGGTGATGTCTATACTAAAATGGCTATTGCAACCGCAGATCTGGGCATTAACCAGGAAGAGCTGGCAAAAGCAACTGCAGCCGTTAACAACACATTCTTGTTGTCTGGTGCAAGCACTATGGAAGCTGCTAACTCCGCAAGGCAGTTGGCGCAGGGTTTAGCTGCCGGTAAATTAAACGGCGATGAGCTTCGTTCTGTTATGGAAAACAACGCCGTGTTAGCTGGCGAGTTGGCGAAAGGCTTCAACGTTACACGTGGTGAACTGAAGCAAATGGGTGCAGATGGTAAGCTCACAGCTGCTAAGATTATGCCTATTCTTATTGCAGCCTTTGATAGTACGAGCAAATCCGTATCAACGATGGAACTTACAGTAAGCCAAGCAGCAATGACTGTAAAGAACAGCTTTACAGAAATGGCAGTTAGTGCTGATGAGTCTTTTGGTTTTACAAAAACGCTGGCAACTAGTCTCGACTTTTTGGGTAAAAACCTTGAAGTCTTTGCAACGCAGTTTATTTATACCATTGCAATACCGGCAATCGTAGCGCTTGGTATTGCCATTAAGTCACTGACAGTAATCATCATAGCTAACCCAATTGGTGCCGCCCTAACAGCGCTAGTAATTGTATTTGGCTACGTAGCGCGCAAAATCCATGAAAATTGGGGCGCAGTACAAAACTTCCTTTTAAAAAGTTTCACTGTAAGTATCCCCAACGCGATTGATCATATTGGCATTGCAGTGCAGAACCTACAGCTATTCATGGAAGAAGGTTTTAATATGATGCTGATTACAGTGTCAGACTTTGTCAATGACGCAATTGACCTATGGAACAAGGCTGCGGATCGCTTTGACTTCCTGGACCGCATTGAGCCAATCACTCTTCAAGTTGATGTTGAAAAAACTAAAAGCAATATTGATCGACTTAAAGCCGCCATCCTGGAACGCACTGCTGGCTTTAAGCCACTAGAAGATGCGCTGGGGATTACGTCTTCGGACTCAGGTCCGGGCAACCCGGTAAATCCAGATGGTTCGCCAGACTTTGGTGAAGCGGGCGTTGATCCGGCGGGCACAACGCCTTCAGGATTGAGCACTGAAAAAATGGCTGAAATGACGCTTGCCGCAGAAACTATGCGGGGTGCCTTTGAGGACATGGCCAAGCCTATTTCTAATGTGTTTACTAACATGATTAAAGGCGTCACTTCTTTAAAGGATGGCTTGAAAAGCATTGCATCATTAATCCTGGACAAGGTTATTGGCTCGTTTGTAGAAATGGGTGTGAACTGGGTCCTCCAGCAAACGCTTATGAAGGCTATGGAAGTCGCAGGCATTGCAACCAGTGTTGCTGCGTCGGTTGCTGCGGGTACGACTATGGCTGCAGCCTATGCACCTGCTGCTGCAATGGCATCGCTTGCGTCCTTTGGTGCAAACTCAGCACCTGCATCAGCAGGGATCATCGCCACGACAGCAGTCGCAAAAGTTGCAGCACTGACCGGTCAGGCTCACGATGGTATAGATAGTGTGCCCCGGGAAGGGACCTACTTGCTTGATAAAGGCGAGCGGGTTGTTGACAGCAGGCTAAACGGTGATCTGAAGCAGTTCCTTGGCAACGCCAACCAGAGCCAGGTCACTAATAACCCAACCCTCAACTTCAATGTAAGCGGCTCAGATGCTGAGAACGTCGAAGCAATGCTGCGAAACAACCGTGGCCAGTTTGAGGGAATGATTAGGGAAATCTACAACGAATCGGCGCAAAACAGCCCGTTTTAGGCCTCAAAAAGCCAAATAGCTCCACAGAGACCCCATGTCACACAAAGCACCTGACCTATATAAACATCAGGGCATAGGCTGCTGTGTGTGACACGGGCCAATCTGTGAGCCTTTATTTTTAAAAAAGGAGCATTTTAATGCCAACACCGCTACTACCAGTCAGCCCCGAGCCTGCCTCCTTTAAAATTACATCAAAGGTAAACACTCTAAAGTCTGAGTCGTTGTCAGGCAAAATTCTTACTCGGAAAATCGGCGGCCAAAGATTCGAGGCTACGCTGGTTTACCCGCCTATGACTCGCACAGAGTTCTCAACGATTCATGCTTTTCTTATGGAGCAAGCCGGGATGTCTGGCGTGTTCTTTATTAAAATACCAGTATTCGGAACATCTTCCACAGGCGTTGGCGAATACTACAACTACACCAACAGCACAAAACTGTATATGCGTAAAACAAACGGCGGGGACTACCCTTTAAAACTAGGTGGTGGTTCTGCTGTAACCAACAACGTATATATGCGCGTGAGTTTAAAAAGCGACATCCAGTCGATCGAATATGGCCGAGACGGTCTGGTCCGTTTTGAAATTGATGTGATGGAGAGACTCTGATGCAGACTTTCTCGACAGCGTTTCTCAACGCGCTCAATTCCGATCATTTTGAATATGCCTATCTGGTGGACTTGCCAGTGGGGCAGCGCTACACAAACCACGGCTCTGACCTTACCGTCGGTGGCGACACCTATCTCACAAATGGTCTGCTGGTGAAATTCGCAAACATCGACCAAACCCAAGAGCTAAATCTTGCGACCTACACGCTCGAGCTCAGTAACGTCACAAACACACTGGCGAAGGCCTACGCTGCTGGAAGCTACCGGGGGCTGCCCGCTGTAATCAAGTTGGTGTTACTGATTGACGATGTGATTCAAGGTGATCCTATTATCCTATACAAGGGCAGTCTCGATAGCTTTAGTGTTCGAGAAAACGGTTCAAATTCAAATCTCACTGTAAAGCTGACAAGCCACTGGGCCAGTTTCAACCAAATGTCCGGGAGGTACAGCTCAAACAAATTACAGCAGGACCTCCACCCGGGGGACGACTTTTTTAAATATGCCCACGACGAAATGAGCAACATCGCATGGGGTAAACGGTAAGGACTAAACAATGGTTATTGGATGGGTTATTGCGGCAGTAGTAGCTGTCGTCGTCGGCGCAGCGCAGCTGATGAAAAACATGCAGCAAAAGATGAAGGACAAACAGGCTGGCATGATGCTCAGCAAAAGTGGTGGCTCTAACCCGATCAAAATGATTTACGGAAAGAGGCGAATTTCGACAGACAATGCTTGGAAAGCCGTGTCCAGATACGCAATGCCACAAACTAGCGGCTGGGACAGCGCCTACATATCGCCAAGAGAGAGCACCGCAAACACCAAAAATCACAGTGACTATTTGCACAGATTGGATGTGTGGTGTCAGGGCCCGGTGCACTCAATTGGCAACTATAAAATCGACAAGGACAAAACAGGGCACGCTCGGTTTTCAAATGGTAGTAAGGCATGGGCGAGAATTCTTACAAAGCACGGGAACCCAAATCAAACGATGTTCTCGGCGCTTCGGTCCAATCATGGGGCTATCACTTCAAGCATGAAAGCGCAGGACCTTGCGTGGTCATGGTGTCGGTTTTATTACAAGCCTGATGACCCAGAGTTTCAAGGTGAGCCCAACATTACTGCTGAGATTCAGGGACTCAAGGTGTGGGACCCTCGCACGCACCTCAACAGCCCAACAGTTAAAGCATGGTCAGATAACCCGGCGCTGTGTCTGCTGGACTACTTACTGGCAGATTATGGTCGAGCGCTTTCAGTAAACGATGTTGATATACCCAGTTTCATTGCTGCAGCCAACTCCTGCGACACTATGGTTGACCTACCAGACGAGCCGACCGCGCAAGAGTCGATAAGCTTTTACGACCCTGAGACAGGGACAATGATTTCTATTCCGGTCGGTGGGTTTTTCCCCGGATACCGAAATGGGCAGCCTGCAAACTCACGCAAGCGCTACACCACAAATATTGTCCTTGAGTCTGACAATTCAACCATCGACAACTGCCAAGAACTACTCAAAACAATGAAAGGCTCGCTGCCTTTTATTAATGGTAAATATCGGTTGATGATGGAAGAAGAGGGCATCTCTGTCATGTCTTTCAGCAATGACAACATCATCGGCGGTGTCAATCTAGGCTGGGCAGACAGATCTAAACGGTTAAACCGGGCGACAATAAAGTTCCCTAATGAAAACAAAGGCTACCAAGACGACACAGTTAGTTGGCCCGCAGCAGGCAGCGCACTTCATCAGGCCTATGTTTCTGCAGACAACGACGACGAGTTGCACAGTGAATTTGAGTTGATTGGTGTCACTGACATGTATCAGGCACGAGACATGGCTGAATTTGCAGTGAGGGACTCACGCAGTCAGGAATACATAACTTTCAAAACGCAGCCACAGGCAATGGCGCTAGATGTTGGGGACGTCATAACGGTCTCAAATGACGCGCTAGATATTGTCAACAAACTCTATCGGGTCCGCGAGACCTCAATGAATGCAGACCTTACTGTCACGGTAAAGGGCCAAATCTATGATGCAACCATTTATCCCTGGAGCGTTGGGGATGAGGATGCGGAGGCTGCTGCGCTAAATATGACGCCTAGTCTATTTGATCAACCAGCTGCGATGGTAAATGTTGCTGCAACAACAGCTACGCGACTCAATGATGACGGTACAGCACACACCGATGCCACGGTGACATGGGATGAGCTGCCGACAGGCACCTCCGCTGTTGAATGTATTGAGGTTGGTTACAAGCTAAATGCTGAGAGCGTCTACACATGGGCGATTCTGCCAGCCGATACGGAAAGCCATACCATCACGGGGCTTCAAGACGTGCAGCTGTACAACATTGCTGTGAGGTATCGGAATACAGTGGGTAAGTTCTCAGCCGTAGTTGTAGTGAATATTGGCACGCTAACAGCTGGGACTAATCTTGACGCAGCAGCTGTAGCCGCACAGGCCGCAGCGGACGCAGCAGCGCTTGAAGCAGCACAAGCTCTTACCGATGCCGCAGCTGCAGCTGCAGCTGTCGCCGCGCTCGACTTTTCCTCGTATCTCGAAGCCGATGATCTTCCGGATCTATCAGACTACATCACGACAGCTGAGGGAGCGGCGCTTCAGTCAGCCGCCGAAACCTATGCAGCCGGTCTAACAACAAACCTACAGACCGCTGCTCAAGTCACCGCAGCAATTGAAGCTGATGAGACTGTCATTGATGGGGCACGGATTACCACCGGGACCATTGATGCTGCACGGGTTTCAATCTCAGGGATCAACATCTCAGAGCTGAATAACGACAGCCTGTACGCTACTGGGACCGAGGTGTC